TATCATCTGGGGAATATCGAGAACAACGGCGATGCAACCACCATTATCCCCGTAACTGACATTTCCAGCGAAAAGAAGCTGGGCGAGCGAGAGACAAAGAAGCGTCTGAAAGAGCATGGCGCACAGATCGTCTATAAGATCGACAACGTGCCCCATACCTACCGCCTGTCCCTTGACAAGTTCATGGAACTGGCCGAAGAAGTCCCCACAAAGAACAATCAGTAAACAATCATATTTTAGGAGGAAATAACAATGGATATGAATAAGCAGATGCAGGCGTTCACCGGCTCCGAAACTTCTGACATGTTTGTCAGTTTCGACCCCGTAGCTCCCGATGATAAGATCAAGCTGTACAACGCCATCAACGCCCCTGAGACCCGCATTGCCGACATGGTCAATAAGCCCATTTGCCTGACCGATGTCATCATGGTCAAGTGCAAAATCAACGACCGCGGTCGATCTGCTGAGCGTGACGCAATCCGCGTTATCTTGATTGATGATAACGGAGAGACATATGCGGCCACCTCTTCCGGTATCACCAATAGCGTGCGCAACATTTTCAATATTTTCGGGACCCTGCACTTCCCTGAGGGTCTGAAAGTCACCATTGAGCAGATTAAGACAAGCAACGGCAACACTCTGACCATGAAACTCATGGCCTAACAAATCCGTCCCGTTATTCAATCTAGGGAGGGGCGCAAGCCCCTCCCTTTAATTAAAGGAGGTGTAAAATGGCATCCCGCACAGTATCCGAAAACACCACCCGCATATTAACAGAGGGAGCTGATTTTATATCAAAGAAATTTCGGCTCCCTTGTGAGATCGACCCAGACGCGGCTTTAGTCCTTGCTCAAATCGCAACATTCGGGAAGGGGGTCAGGGTATGGCACGGAGGAAAAGAGGTACAACAGGATCAGCTGAAAATAAAAGTGTCTATAACCCAACAAAACAACAGCTGAAAAAGCTACAAAGTGAGATAAAGAACTATAACAGGCGCTTGCAGTCGGCAATTAAAAGAACGTCTCCAGAACTAAGAGAATATTTACCACCGAAACTTTCATATACAGAGGAAGCAGGCAAAATAAAATCGGCAAAGGGATTCAAGCGCAGAATAGAGACATTACAGAGATTTGATAGAGCTGGGCTAGAGTTAACAACCTTTGAAGGGCGGCCAATAGCAAAGGCTTCTCTTGATTTAATAAGGCGCTCAGTAGCAGAAGAAAACAGACGACGTAAAAAGAGAGTTGCGACGCAGGCAGAGGCACAAGAGCGCCTAGGGAGATTTCCAACACAGCCCGTGTATGGCACAAGGCCAGTAACACTTTCAAAAATAATAGCAGATGAAGAGAAGCGCCACCGGCTAGAAACAGAGTTTCTAGAACCCGAAAACGCAAACCCACTTACAGAAGCATACAGACAAAACTATATAAGACACGCCTACGAAGCTCTTCAATTATGGAACGTGTCTAACGGAGAAAACGATGAAGTGACAAACCTTGTAATGCAAATAATAGGTGTCGTTGCATCTGCATCAAAAGAAGTTATTGACGCGTCAATAGGTATCCCAGAAACAAGGATAGATATACTCTCAGACCTAGAATTGTTCATAAACAATCTAGCGTACATTCTGGGAATATGGGAAAGCCTATGATATGGCAATATATGCGGCTGACTTTGAAACAACCACAAATCCAGATGACTGCCGTGTTTGGGCGTGGTGCATTTGCGACATATATGACATAGAATCTACAATATCATATGGAGAGACGATTGAGACCTTCATAGAATATATCGGAAAATTACATGGTAAAATATACTTTCACAACCTGAAATTTGACGGCGCATTTATTGTAGACCACCTCCTAAAAGAAGGATATGTTCACTCACAATATAGAAAGATACATAGGAACGAGTTTAGCACCTTAATATCAGACATGAGGCAATGGTATCAGATCAGATTTGCACCAGATAGGAAATCAGGATCAGACGATGAAATCCAAATAATAGATTCCCTGAAAATACTTCCAATGCCAATATCTGATATGCCAAAATCTTTCGGGATAGAGGAAAAGAAGCTAGAAATTGACTACCACGAGGACAGAGAAATAGGGCACATACTAACGCAAGAAGAAAAAGACTATATTTCTCACGATGTAATAATATTAGCAAAAGCCCTTAAATTTATGTTTGATCACAATCAAACAAGACTAACAACTGGCTCAAACGCCTTGCACGATTACATGTCCCGACTAGGAAAAGAACAATATAAACAGAGATACCCGGAACTAGATTTACCAACGTTCACTGACTTTAAGAAATCGTACAAAGGCGGATTTACATTTGTAAACCCCGCATACAAAGACAAGGAAGTTAAAGAGGGGGCCGTATTTGATGTAAATTCAATGTATCCGTGGGCAATGAAAAATTGTCTACTCCCCTACGGAGAGCCGGTGTATTTTCCAGAGAGATACAAACAAAACCCGATGTACCCACTATACATACAATGCATCCTATGCGAATTCAAGTTAAAACCAAATCACTATCCATGCATACAGATAAAAGGCCATTTCATGTACCACGATACAGAGTATTTAACACAATCGATAGAGCCGACCTATTTATACCTAACAAGCGTAGACGAGAAGCTAGTATTTGACCACTATGACGTGAACGTCATAGAATGGTGCGGTGGGTATATGCTAAAAGGAACGCACGGTCTATTTGACGAATACATAGACTATTGGTACAACGAAAAGACCGAAGCTAGAATAGAGGGAAACCCCGGGCGCGAGAAGATAGCGAAACTAATGCTAAACTCTCTGTACGGAAAATTCGGATCAAAGAAAAGAGGAAAGTCATGCATCCCGTATCTAAGAGAAGATGGTAGAGTAGGATTTAAGCTATCAGAGGAGGAGATAAGAAAAGGCGGATATATTCCAATGGCCTGCTTTATAACAGCCTATTGCAGAGACAAGATAATCCGTGGAGCACAAATTTGCGGCGATAGATTCATATATGCAGACACGGATAGTCTGCACGTATCAGGAACAGAGCCGCCGGAAGGACTGTGGGTAGACAACAAAGCCCTAGGAGCATTTAAGTTAGAAGAAACATTCATTCGTGCCAAATTTATACGTCAGAAAACCTACCTAGAAGTAACACTAGGGAAAGATTATCAAGAAAAAATCAACATAAAATGTGCCGGTATGCCTAAGAACGTCAAAGAGACAATAACTGAAAGCGAATTTACAGAAGGAGCAGTATTTGACGGAAAACTTCTCCCGAAGATCGTCCCCGGCGGCGTCATTTTGAAGGAAACAACTTTCAAAATAAAAAAGGCAAAAGGGGTTGACAACTCGCTTTCGTTATGATACAATACTCGTGAGGGGTCCTTGCTTTCCTAGTGTCCCCGACCGGGGCACCGGGGCGAAGAGCCTTCCCGAGCGGGAATTGGCGGTGGTGTGCTGACACAGTGGAGGGCAAGGATTCCCTTATTTTACAGAGGTGATAAAGTGGACACTAAGGGCACGTCCATGTATTACAATGCAGACGACACACTCTCAAGGAACAGGTTATTTAATTTTGTTGTAGGTGCTCGCGGAGCCGGTAAAACTTACGGAGCCAAAAAGAGGGCAATTAAAAATTTCATCGAAAAGGGCGAACAATTTGTATATCTTAGAAGGTACGATACAGAAATGCCTCAGTCACAGATGCGAAACTTTTTCGATGATATCATGCAGGAGTTTCCGGATCACGAGTTTAAAGCCGACCGCGGCTTATTCAGAATAGACAACGAAATAGCAGGGTGGTATTTCCCGCTGTCAAAAGCGGTAATGCTTAAATCAATGCCGTTTCCAAACGTTACATTGATTATCTTTGACGAATTCATCATCGGAGCAGGCGCATACCGCTACCTTCAAAACGAAGTTGTAACCTTTCTCGAATGTTACTCAACAATATCAAGAGACAGAGACGTACCCGTGTTATTTTTGAGTAACGCCGTCACATTCAGTAACCCTTATTTCCTATATTTTAACCTATCATTAGAAAAAGGGCAGAAGAGAAAACTATTAAAGGATATCCAACTAGAGACAGTTACAAACCCAGCCTATGTAAATCACGTAAAACAAACCAGATTTGGACGTCTGATAGACGGAACAGAATATGGGTCCTATTCAATGGACAACGAGTTCTTGCTAGACACGGATTCATTCATTGAAAAGATGGTTACAGCCTGCTTCTATGTTACAACGATACTAATAGACGGCTTCAAAATTGGCGTGTATAGGGACATGAACTCCGGTATTTTCTATCTATCAGAGAAAACTGACGACACAAGAAAGATAACAATAAGCCTAACATTAAACGACCACAACAATTCAACCGTATTAGCTACAAGGAACAACATAGTTATCAAAGGTATAATGGATGCTTTCTCAGCTGGTATGCTAAGATTTGAGACACAAAAAGTAAAGAATTTGGCGTGGCCTATACTAAGAAAGCTACTATAACAAATGGAGGGTTACAAAATGGCATATGAATTCACTCAGGATTCCTTCCGGGAATTTTCAGAGGCGGTTATCTCCGCAGGAGGGGATCAGGCCACTCTAACGACTTTATTGAGCCAAATGCAAGACGTTATCATTGACAATATCGGAAAAATGGAACAGCTCACGCAGAGCAATGAGAACGTCACCAAGGAAAACGAACGGCTCAAGAGTGCAAATATGGACCTGTTTCTCAGAATTGGTTCTCAGGCTGAGGCCATTGAGAACAAGTCTAAGGAAGCCCCCAAAGATGACCCGGTAGGAGTTGACGATTTTCTAAAGAATCTCTATAAGGAGGATAATAACAATGGCAACTAAGAACAATCCTATTGCAAGTCCTGAAATGATGAACGCAATTCGCAACGATGCAAGCGACGCTTACAAGGCGGCGGTGCCTCTGGCTACTGCCTCCAATCTGGCTGACGTGGGAAACCCCATTCTTGCTTATGATGCAATGGCAAACGAGTTTCTGAGTGCGCTGGTTAACAAGATCGTTGCTACCATCCTTTACCGCAAGATGTGGAACAACCCGTTGTCTATGCTCCGCAAAAACGCTGAGCCTCTGGGTGTTGACGTTGAGGAAGCCCACGTGAATCCGGCTACCGCTCAGGCATATGACGGCACAGAAACCGGGATGGCCGCCGTCCTGAAAATGACCAAGCCTGATGTGGCCGCCGCGTGGTATAGACTGAATCGCCAAGATAAGTATCCCGTAACTATCAACAACGAACAGCTCACAAATGCTTTCGTCTCTTGGAACGCTCTTGAAAACCTCATTCAGGGTATTGTAGACAGTCTTTACAATGCAAACACCATTGATGAATTCAAGTACACCAAGCAGCTGGTTGTTGACGCAATTACTGACGGAAAGCTGAAAACCGTAACAGCAGTAATGCCCAACAACGAGGCCACCGGCAAGCAGTTCCAAGTCCAGCTCCGCAATATGTCCATGCTGTTCACCTTCCCTTCCAGCGCCTACAACAACTACAAGCTAATGGGAGGCACCGGAAACGACCGCGTAACATGGAGCCCCATCGAAGATCAGTTGATCATCATCCGCGCAGACGTAGCCGCAAATATCGGAGTTGAGGTACTGAGTGCGGCGTTTAATCTCAGTTACTCTGATTACCTTGCCAGACAGATTATCGTTGACGATCTGGGAGCCGATGGCAAGACACTGGCAGTGCTGGCAGACACTAAAACATTCCAGATTCGCGAAAAGCTCCGCCGTTTCACTACCTTCTATAACGGGTCCGCTATGAACTGGAATTATTGGCTGCACGCGTGGGACACATTCTCTCTGTCTCCCTTCCACAATTGCGTGGCCCTCCGCACCGCGTGAGAGTAATTTAGGGAGGGGCGAAAGCCCCTCCCAATAGAAAGAAGGTGAAACCATGGCATTATGGAGACCCGAAACAACAATTTACCTTTGTACAAATACAGGCATAGATCAGTATAATAAACCCTACTTTGAATCCAATGCCGCCATGCAAGGGTGGTTAGCCGGAAAAGTAAAAGCGTCTTTCACACAATACTCATATCAGAGAGCGGACGAAAGACAATACTGCCGTGTCGAATACAATTACAACGATGCCTTGACATGCGACATTATCATGTGGCAAAACACCGGCACCGGGCCGCGCTGGATTATCGCGAACATTACAGGGGTTGAGTGGGTAAACCCGAACACAACAACCATCTATTTTGAAGTAGACGCATTTTGCACCTACTGTGGGGACATAAATTGGCCTACCTCCTACAGCCTAGTGGAAAGAGAGCATGTTGTGAACGACTGGAACGGAGCTAATCCAAACTGGATTAACATTGGGATACCCGAAGGAATGGGAGGCACACCAGACCAAGTTGTATATGACCAAATAAAGGCATACGCACCAGATACATTTGTGGTATTCACTCCTTATGATTCTTCCGGTCAACCAATGTTTGGAGGCACTGTAGAAAATAATGTGTTTAACGGATTAACTATGAGAACTTTTTCAAGCGCAGGAGCCGTTAACAGCTATTTGCAGAGCGTAGCAGAATCAAGCGAGGGAAAGCTAGAGAATATCCTAGGCGTTTACTCCGTACCCGGCGATTTCCTATCCAATTTGTCAGAAGCAGTTAAAACTATTCCACCGTGGCAGAGCGGTGGCGCAATCGGCCCTGACCTATGCAGAAATGCGAAATGCTACTCAAGCGAATTTTGTGTCGCGCAAGTAGAGGGCATGAACTGCGAGACAGTAACATACAAGCCAGAACTTATTACAACAGAAGGCACATTTAACTTCCATATCTACGGGCGCTTTATCGGCGGCGGAGGGGGAATCATTGCAACGCCTGATGCTTACGATTACATGGGAAACCCCGGAGAATACGGATGCGCAATCACCGTATTTCCGCAAGGTGCATGGGTTGGAAATCAATATGCTCAGTATCAACAGACCAACAAAGTAAACATTCTAGCAACCACAGCAAAATCAGCTGGATCTTTCATCCTTGCAGGAGCCGCTGCCGCTACAGGTGTAGGAATGGCCGCCGTTCCAGGACTAGTTGCAAGTGGGCTCAGTAGTGCGGCAAGTATTTGGGATGCAGATACAAAGGCTAAAAAGGGCTCAGCCGCCGTGAATGGCTCTGTGTCCTCTGACCCAATACTAGCCGCCGCTATTGGTCAGTTCGGTTTTAAATTCCGCTGGTATATGTGCAACGAAAGTATCATGAAATCTGTTGATAGCTTCTTTGACCGCTACGGCTACAAGGTCATGAGGCTGAAAGTTCCAGAGCGCAACAGCCGTCCATGCTGGAATTTTGTTAAGACTTCTGAGGGTCACGTATCCGGTGCTATTCCAACCGTCTACAGAGAGCGCATTGAAGCAATGCTAAATGCTGGTGTCACATTCTGGAACGTAGGAGCAAGAGCCATCGGTGACTTTTCCAACCCGTCCGATAACAAGAGTTAGGAGGTTGCCATGGAAACTGTAATTGTTGCTATACTCTCTCTAATCGGAACGCTATTTGGAACTTACGCAGGAATTGTTTCAGCCAACAAGGTGACAGAGTGGAGAATAAAGCAAGTAGAATCTAAAATATGCGCCCTATCAAAACAAGTGGAAGAACTTGCAGCAACAGTGAACTACATACAAGGCAAAATGGAGGTATTACATGACCATTGAGTTTATAACAGTTGTAGCTCTAGTGCTCATTTATCTGGCAATCTATATGTTACTAACCCCGGTTGGAAAACGTCTACACTACATTATGTCCAGAACAGTATTCAAAAATAAACCGATCAACCATACCGCATATTGGCTGACATACCTAGTGGTAAATATTATTGTATCTCTCACAGGAATGATTATCATTTTCAACCTAGTAAAATACACTGCGGAGGTGTGGATTATATGACCAATCTATTGAAACGATTAGCTAACCTCATGTCCGTTAAATCCCTAGTAACAATCGCCCTGACAATCGTGTTTTGCATTATGGCATATAAACAGACAATCTCACAAGACTTTATGACCATATACTCTGTTGTTATCGCTTTCTTTTTCGGTGCTCAAAGTGCCAAGAGCAACAACCATGAACTTCAAAACGACCTAGAATACGCGGAAACGAAAAACGCAGAATTATATAACCAGTTGATGGAGCTGTCAAAAGAAAACGCGGCCTTAACCGCTAAACTAAAGGAGGTGTACAACGATGCATCTAATCCGGAACTACCTGACGAATAACGACTGCTATAAAGCAGGTAAGCCTCTAAATATTCGAGGCATCATGGTACACAGCACAGGTGCAAACAACCCCAACCTAAAACGATACGTTCAGCCAGACAAAGACGGTATCGGCGTAAACAAGAACGGTAATGACTGGAACCACCCCGGTATTGAAACCTGCGTACACGCCTTTATTGGAAGGCTGGATGACGGCTCCATTGCCACCGTGCAGACACTCCCATGGAACATGCGCGCGTGGCACGCCGGTTCAGGCCGTTGGGGATCGGCAAATAACTCCTATATCTCTTTTGAGATTTGTGAGGACGGCCTTACAGACCCACATTATTTCAACGCCGTATATACAGAGGCTATAGAACTCTGCGCCTATCTATGTAGGCTCTACAGGCTGGACCCATCACAAGAGGATGTCATAATCTGTCACTCTGAAGGCTTCACTCTAGGGGTAGCATCCAATCACGCTGACGTTATGCACTGGTTTCCAATGCACAACAAAACGATGAACGACTTTAGAACAGATGTATATGCACTCCTGAAAAGCGCCGGTGGAGCATCCCCGGAAGAGATCGTAAGAGAATACCGTAAGACACTACAGGACAATGATGCAGAGAACTGGTCAGAAGAGGCCAGAGAATGGGCAATTAGAAACGGTCTTATTACAGGATACGAAGGAAATTACATGTGGCAGGATTTTGTAAATAGAGAACAATTAGTTACCATTCTTAAAGCCTTCAATAAAACATTGGGAAATCCCGTGCCGTAAACTACACTCAACTCCCGGCGTCTACCGTCAACTCCCGTAGAGGCAATTAAAGACCAGACCTTTTCTGTTATGGGCTATGGTGGCAAGACCAGTATAGCCCATAAAAGACCAGACCAGAACAGTTTATTATCCGATATTAGTTTAGGAGGCGTTACAATGAAAGTATTTATTTCACAGCCCATGATTGGATTTTCCATGGAAGATGTCTTGAGGAGAAGGCAGGAGGTAAAACTGAGATTGTTCCATGAGCTGGGCGATTATAATATAGAGTTTATTGAACCACGCGTTAGTTATTCTGACCCGATTCTGAATATCGGTGAATCTATTAAGAGGATGGCCGGTGCTAGTGTAGCTTATTTTATGCATGGGTGGGAAAAGCATAGAGACTGCATCATTGAACATGAGGTGGCAGTTCAATATGGAATAAGGTGTATTTTGTATGAGGGTTAAAAAGCGCAATGGTCCGTGCTCTAAATTGTATAGCAGGCTTTTGGGTTGGATTGTAGTTTTGTTTTTGGCTTGCTTGTTGGCGGGAGGGTTTTATCTGGCCCTGCTGTCTATCAAGTATCAGTACACGGGAGCGTTGGCTTGTTGGACTATTTGCGCTACGCCTATTGGAACGGCTGTTACAATCGTGTTAGGGAAAACCATCGACAAAGAGATACAGAACGTAAAAGGACCGAACGGAGAAGGACTTGATTATACAAACGGCGCTAAGGAATACAACGTGGATTCTGCGCCGGTATAGGAGGTGGTAAATTTGTTTGACTGCTTTTTCGGCGCTAATCTGCCTTGCATGGTATTCCCGCCTAACGGGGCGAGGGCTGAGGTTCTAAACGCCCAACAGACCATCGAAATTTATAACCGATTCATCAATATGGCGTTAAGTCGGTTTAGATGGACGGGCCTGCCGGATAGTTGCAATGAGCGTGCGCTGGAAATGACGTTGCTGTTTTACGGCGCGGCGCTGTTTGCGAATGACCCGGACCTAGGGTATATCCATACAGCAGTTACTTTGCCGGGGCCTTTTAACATCTACTATGAGAGCGTAGTGAGAGAGGCGTATAGTTTCGAGTATCGGCACAGATTTGACATTGATAATAGCGTGCTTATTAGGGCAAATAAGACTATGACGCCGGACTATCTTTCCATTTGGAATTATTCGCCTAAGATTTCAAACGCACTCAGAAGCATCGATATCCACACTGAGACTATCAAGAGACCATTTGCAATTCAGTGTGATGAAAAGGACAAGCAAAGCGCAATTACAGCGGCAAACAAAATTGCCGGAAATGAGATTGCTATTTTCGGCTCTAAGTTTGGTAATCCTGAAAGCGTTAAGGTCATGAATTTCGGTGTAAATTGCGTGCTTAATGAGATGTGGGCAAATGTGCGAAACTACATGCAACAGCTTTGCACGAGCTTAGGTATTGATAGCCTTACAAGCGACAAGAAAGAGCGCCTTATTTCTGCGGAGGGGCAAGGGCAGAGGAATCCAACGCGTCACATTATTGAGAGTGAGCTGTGGTGCAGGGAAAGGGCATGTAAGGAAATCAATGCTATGTTTGGGCTGAATGTGGGCGTGGAGTTGAACGCCGTGGAAGATTTCATGGAAGAGTTTATTGAGATGGATAAGGGGTTCCGGGAGGGAGGCGACAACGATGTATCAAATGATAGGAACGAGCCAGATTAACCCAGAGCTTGGAGAGCTAGTTTCGGGCGGATACGAAGTTTTCAACGACTGGTGGAGCACCTTTATTCCGGAACATAAGAAGCACCTAGAAGGAAAGATCATAACATACTATTGGTTTAACCAGATCGGGGCGGAGACGCCGGACAGATTCAAGCATTTTCTTAACGCGGAATTGATGAAGATTATGCCATACTATAACAGGCTATATGAGAGCGAGCTAATTAAGTTTGATCCCATGTTGAATCAGTTGGTCAAGACTAATGGTAGGAACGTGGAGAATCTGCTTAGGGTAGCTAATTCCGGCGAGAATTCGGCGGCTTTCATACTCAGGGACTTTGTGAATAGTCATAGGGATGACGAAAGCACAAAGGGGAATTTAACTGGAGCATATGATAGCACATTGGATCACACAGCAGAAGAGACATATGAAAAGCAGGGCGACAAGACTTCTAAGGAAGTTGTTGACGAGGATGTAACCGGGACTAAAGATTCTACAACTAAGGTTGTGGATAATACGACTGAGAACAATTCTAAGGATATTACCAAGGAGCTAACTAAGGATAGAACACTGAATGAAACGGTAGAGACGACGCGGGACACGACTATTAAGACAAGTGGGTCTGGAACTAGCGATAGTACGCTTGAGAGATCTGTCAATACGGACGGAACGAAGCTTTATTCTGATACACCTCAAAAGAATGTCAATTCTAGCGGGGGCGTGCAGAATAGTGTTGTTTGGAACTATCTTACTAACGCAACGCAAACAGGCGAGGACCAAAACACCGATGAAAGTACGCATACTAGCAACAGCTATACAGAGGATAAAACGGAGAAGGTAACAGAGAACACGACTAGGAACGTGACGGAGAACGAAACTGAAAATGAGACGGTTGGAGAGACTGAGAAAAAGAATAAGGACTACACGAGTGATACAACATACCACGAAGACACAACGGAAAACACAGATAGGACTACAAACTACAATGAAGATTGGCATGAAAACGGCAAGTCCAACCTCACCGAAAATACCACGGGACATAATGATACCGTTGAGGATACAACTGGAGAGCGTCATACGGCTGGAATCGAGCAGGGCAAGACGGATGAAAAGCATACTCAGAGCAAGGATAGAAAAGAAGATGAGACGCAGACAAAGGAAAGCGGAATTGAGGAAGTTGTCAGCGGGTACGTTGGTATTAGTGGGTCTGAATTGCTGGCGGCTTTCCGTAAAACCTTCATCAACGTGGACGAAATGATTATTGAGGCCCTTAGAGGGTGCTTTATGGAGGTATTCTAATGAAAGATTGTTATCATGATTTTGACTATTGCTGTGATCCTAACCCCTGCGATCCTTGCGGCCCTTGTAAGCCGGGTCCTTGCGGGACACCTGTGCCGCCTCCTGTCCGGCCTGTGGTGAATATCCCGGGACCTAACGTGCAAGCTCAGATGTGCGAAATGGCCGGGCGGGTGAATGAGTGCATCACCAGATGGAATCAAATTCAGCGTAACTGTTATGAGGCTCTTAACAGAGTGGTTGGCGCAGCTGTATCCAATGATGTGTATTATGACCGTGACGAAGTTTGCATGGAGAGTGGGTACTCTGAAAACGACAGTTGCCCGTATCACGTTATCAACGTGAAGTGTCTTGACAAGTGCGGTAAGCCTATCTTTATCAAGCTTATGCCTGCATTTGGAAATACTACAAATTCCGGGCTTGTGCAGAGTATTCAGGACGTCAGTTTCGTGACTAACGCCAACGCGATTATTAGTGCAACCACGGACGCGCCGTGGAAGGGAGTAGCCCGGTATATGGGGGCACCTATTGCGAGCACTCCTGACGGAGATGTGTTCTGTGGTGGATTCAATCGTCATGGTGCGCTAAAGATTTTCGGCGGTGATACTGACGAGGATACTCTGTGTCAGAATCAGGTGGTTGATCTCATTGGGTCTGTTATTCCCATCATTCTGGACGGTGAGATTACGGAGCAGGCTAAGGGGATGACCACCAAGCAGGCGATTTGTGCGATTGGTTATAAGTCCTCTAACGGTGATAAGGTATTCTTTAACTGTGGCAAGCAGGATGTGCAGGGTATGCAGGGTATTACTGTAGCTAATATCCTGAAGGGCATGGGCTGTACCACCGCTGTAATTACCGCTACTTCTGGCGGCGGTATGGAATATCTTGGTAGCCTTACCTCTTCTCCAGATAACTGGCAGATGCCTAAGAACTCGGCATATTGGGTGGTTAGCAAGCGCCCTTTTGAGGGATGGTGCAATCAGTTCGAGAGCTCTATTGCACAGCTGGTGCAGAGAGTGGGCGGGCTGAAAAATGGCGTTGACTTTATCAACCATGAGGTTGATGAGGTTAGCGAGGTGGCAAACAAGGCGTGGGAACTGGCGCAGAAGAACGCTGACGATATCGCAGAGATTCAGGCGGATATTGAGAGAATTGACGGAGAGATTACTGCACTGGAGGAGCGCATTACTACCGCCGAGGGCGATATTGATGCGCTGGAAAAGGCTCTTGAAAAAGAGATTCAGGATCGAAAGGACGCTGACGCAGCTGAGGCGCAGGCACGGCAGGAGGCTGACGAGGCTGAGGCTAAGGCAAGGCAAGAAGCTGATACTGCGCTGGGGGAGAGAATCGATCAGGAAATTAAGGACCGTGAGGCTGCTGACAAGCAGTTGCAGACTGCAATTGAAACGGAAGAGGCGGAGAGGACTGCCGCTGACGCTGTGCTACAGGGCAATATCAATCAGGAGGCTATTGATCGGGCAAATGCGGACCTGAAAATTGAGCAGAATCTCAATAAGGAAATTGTGAATCGTACAGAGGCCGACCAGTTGCTTCAAGACCAGATCAACGGGCTCACTACCGGGGACGTGCCGCTTCCGTACGTGAAGAAGGCCGGTGACACAATGACCGGTGATCTACAGATGGAGGGCTCCGCCGTTGTTAAGCTGGTAGACGGCAAGACGGTTAAGGGTGCTTTTTACCGGGATAATGGGGATGTGTGCGTTAAAAGCGAGAGCGGAAACGTTCGGATTCTGGGAGCGGCCACTCTTCTGACGACTGCGGATAATGGCGCTGGACAGCTCAAGATTGGGGCTATTACCATTCAACAGCATATGAGCGGAGATATCCCGCATCTTGATATCAATGTGGGCACTGACGCGGGTGCTGTGTACGTGAATAGAAATGGGATTGACGGCGGGACCGGTGAGCTGTGGGTCACTGAGATTCATGCGCCGAACGAACTGAGGCTTGCACCGGGTACGAACGTCAATGCTATGGACCACAGAATTACAGGTGTGGCCGACCCGGTGGACGATGGGGACGCTGTGAACAAGAAGTATTTTGACAGTCACGGCACTGAATATACGTTGCCCATTGCTAGTGCTACCACTCTGGGCGGCGTAAAAGTTGGTGCTAATCTGACGATTACACGGGATGGTGTGCTAAACGCTACCGGCGGAGGCGGCGGAGGTGGCACGGAATATGTTGCCGGCGAGGGTATCGTTATTTCCGGTAACACTATTTCGACCGACCCGACTAAGGTTCCTACTAAGGAGGAACTGGAGGGCTATCTGCCGCTGGCTGGTGGAACGATGACCGGAAATATCAAGTTTGACAGTGATTCTGATTATGTGGGTGCTCTTGTTTCGGATCAAGACCATGTAATTATGATGGGTTCTCAGGGCGAGGGCGCTATCATGGGGTCTGTTAGCGCCGGGCATAGTCAGACGCAGGTTGATGCCGTTATCAATGCGAACTTGAATAGCAAAAAGGCCAGTGTGCAGGCTACCCGGACAACGGACGGTGGGAGTAATGTCGTTATTGAGGCGCAGGACCCGGATAGCGCGAACGCGGTGAGTGTGAAGGTGGGCGCTAAGGCGGCGGACGTTACGGGCGGAACGCTGAGCGTGTATCGGGAGGCGAATTCCAATAAGGTTGATGTTGGTAACGCCCAGCTGAAAATCGGCGGCGGATACATTTCTGGTGACGATAACGGTATTAAGGTGTTTTCTCCTGATAGTGTCGGCGGTGGCTCGTTTAGCGGTGTCGTGTTTAATGGTCCTGAGAAGACTATTACTGCTAGCGGGTTCAGTGTGCAGACCAATGTTGCGCCTACTCAGGACAATGATCTCGCTAATAAGAAGTACGTGGATAGCAAGGTTAGTGGGGATTTCTTGCCGCTAAGCGGCGGTACGATGAAGGCTAATGCTGTAATCGGTAAAACTACTGGATTGACGGTTGGCGCTGAGATTGGTGAAGGGGCTGGCATTTACATGTCTGATAGTGTTGGAATCAGCATGTATGCCGGTGACAGCGCTATTGATGCATCTCCTAACGTTAAGGGGACCTCTTCTGGGCAAAAGAAAACGCTAATGGTGTGTAAGGAGTCTAGTTCTAATAGTAGGCTCGTGCATTGCGACATGATGCGAGTTGCAGCAGTTGGTGACCCGGTTGAGGATTTGGACGCAGTTAACAAGAGGTACGTGGATGCTATTTCTAGCGGCTCTGTATCTGGTACTACAGGGGAAATCATCAATTATGATGGTACTAAGGTAACATTGAACTTTGTGTTTGGTGAAGACTTTGAGCAGGACGGAGATATTGTAATTAAAAATGGGCTTATTTATGTGCCAGTAAAATCTAAGTCTGCATCTGGCGACGCCGGTAGAAGGGTATTTGATATTGCTGTAAGCAAAAACGCTGTAAACCCGGGCATCGTGACATTTAGTGGAACCGAAATTGCGGGAGGTGCAACAGTAGGCAGTGGCGATGGTAGCATTTTCTTGAAGACCACAACAATGGTATGGGGTGTCTTTGGTACTTACACGGTTGTAATCGGGACGAACATTGATTTAACGGGCAGCGGCGTACTTCTGCCTCTTTCCTTTGACAGAGCTTAATGG